GCCAAAATAGTGCGGCAACAGCAAGTAGCTAAACAACAACAAGCTCAACCACAAGCGGCCCCTCCACAGCAGCAGGTCCCGCAACGACAAGCGGCTCCTGATCCCAAGCTGGAGAAGTGGTTGGGCAAAAATCAATGGTTTGGACAAGATCGCCTTATGACGCGAGCAGCCCAAGCTATTCATGAACAATTGGTATTAGAAGAGGATTTCGATCCTACGAGCGATGATTACTACAAAGAAATCGACTCTCGTATGCGTAGAGAAATGCCTAACAAGTTTCAGGGGAAACGGTCCAACGCTCAGACCGTTGCTCCTGCGTCTGGTAACGGACGGTCAGTAAAGTCAGGGCGGAAAAAGGCGGTGGAATTAACACCGGGTCAAGTGGCATTTGCGAAGAAGATGAGGATTCCCCTCGACAAATACGCAAAAGAAGTCGCAAAATTAGAAAATCGGAGTCAATAACATGGCAAACAGGACACCACGCGAATCAAACACGCGGGAACGCTCAGAGCGTTCAATGGAATGGCGACCCGGTTCTGCCTTGGAAGCTCCAGAACCTCCTCTCGGTTATAAACACCGTTGGATACGCGAATCTGTAATGGAATTCGACGATAAGACTAACGTACATAAGAAACGGCAAGAAGGCTGGGACCTCGTTCGCGCTGAAGAGTATCCCGATTATGTAGGGCCTGTAGTAGATGAGGGACGTAACGCTGGCACCATTGGTGTTGGTGGTCTTGTTCTCGCTCGTATCCCTGTCGAAATGGCTGATCAGCGGAATAAACACTATCAAGGTGTTTCTCAAAATCAACTGGATGCAGTGGATCGTGACTGGATGCGTGAAAACAATTCAGCCATGCCAAAACTTGCTCCGCAACGTAAATCTTCCGTATCCTTTGGAATGAAGGGACGCGGAAACTCTGAAGGAGAGTAAAGATGTCTAATCAAGACGCTGCTTTCGGCCTTCGCCCAATCAAAACGAGCACAAGCTCGCAGAGACAAAATCGCTACCGTATTGCCTCCGGGTATAGCACAGGTATTTTCCAAGGCGACCTAGTAACGGTTGCTACAGACGGAACAATCACTCGTGTACCTGCTGGTAACACAGATTTGATTTTGGGCGTATTTAACGGCTGTTCATATGTAGATGCTAGTGGTGATATTATCTATTCAAACTATTGGCCTGCAAGTGCAACTGGGACAGATATTTTCGCAAATGTCATTGATGACCCAAGTGCAACCTTTGAAATCCAAGCTGACGCTGCATTCCCTGTAGCTGATTTGTTTGGCAACTTTGACATTGTTGACGCGACAGCAGGAAGCACCGTAAGCGGTAATTCTCGCAGTGAGCTAGATGTCACAACGGGTGCGACGACTGCTGGTCTTCCACTTAAAGCAATCGACATTTCTCAGGACCCTGAGAATAGCGATGTAGCCACCGCGAACACTAATGTGATCGTAAAAATCAACAACCACCTGTTCAGTGCTGGCACTGTGGGTCTAGCATAAGGAGACTGAGTTATGGCTATTTCACGTTCACAACTCGTTAAGGAGCTAGAGCCGGGTCTTAACGCTCTGTTCGGCATGGAATATGACCGCTATGAAAATCAACATGCGGAAATATTCGACACTGAATCTTCAGACCGTGCGTTTGAAGAGGAAGTTATGCTCGTCGGATTTGGGAATGCTCCCACAAAATCCGAAGGTTCTGGTGTAGAGTTCGACAATGCAAATGAAGCGTACACTGCTCGTTATTCACACGAAACAGTTGCTCTCGCATTCGCATTGACCGAAGAAGCAATCGAAGACAACCTGTATGACCGTCTTGGTGCTCGTTATACGAAGGCGCTTGCGCGTTCTATGGCACACACTAAGCAGGTTAAAGCGGCGTCAGTATTAAACAACGCGTTTAATTCTAACTTCTCTGGTGGTGACGGTGTTGAGCTTTGCTCAACTGCGCACCCACTGTCAGGTGGCGGTACTTTCCGCAATGAGCCATCAACAGCGGCTGACCTCAACGAAACTTCGTTGGAAAATGCGTTGATTGATATCTCAACCTTCGTAGATGAGCGTAATATGATTATTGCTCTGCGCGGCACAAAAATGGTTATTCCACCACAACTGCAATTCGTTGCAGATCGTTTGTTGGAATCAACATTGCGTGTTGGCACAGCCGATAATGATATTAACGCAATTCGCAACATGGGGATGCTTCCAGAGGGTTACACTGTAAACCACTTCTTGACAGACCCAGATGCGTTCTTCATCAAGACTGACGCGCCTAACGGATTCAAGCACTTTGAGCGTTCTCCAATGAGAACAAACATGGAAGCAGACTTCGACACAGGCAACATGCGCTTTAAAGCGCGTGAGCGTTACAGCTTTGGGTTCTCAGACCCACGTTGTGTTTTCGGTTCACCCGGAGCGTAACATATGTTATAGATGAGGTGGGCGTTTCATGCCTTCCTCCCTGTAACTAGGGGCTACTTCGGTGGCCCCTTTCTTTTTTCTATCTTTGTGTTATTCTGTTTTCGAGTAATAATGCTCGATATATATCTTTATGCTTTGCACGCATATGGAGTTGACCTCGGACACGAGAGGAGAAAAACATGGCAACTACACATTTTTCAGGACCAGTACAGTCCACCAATGGCTTTGAGGTTCCAGTTGTAGAAACTGCTGACCTTCCTGCCTTTGCAGATACCACTGTTGGTACTGTTTACATTGTAAGCGACAATGGCGCAGGCAACGACGAATACTGCTTGGTTATTAACACAGGTGCTGCTTGGGTTACTGCTGTTGGCGCTGCACTATCTTAATAGGAGGCTAAAATGGCTGGACCAGTAAAGGCTTATGCTTGGCCTCAAGGCACAACGGCTGCTGTTGTTGGGCCTGAACGCTCTCGCATTCGACAAGTTGTAATGTACGCGGAAACCGCTGGCAGTTTTACAATAAAAAATGGCTCTAACTCAGGAGAGACGTTAATTGAACAACCGTTTCCTGTGGGAATGCACGTTTTAAACATTCCTGACGATGGAGTTTTGGCGACTGGTGGAGCATATGTAAGTGCTTTTACTGGTGCCAATAACGATTTGACAATCTTTTTGTCATAAGGAGTACAAATGGCTAACTTTCGTTCCATAACACAGATTGGAACATCTGAGCCATTTGAGCTACAGGTGGCCCGTGGTCAAATTACGGGTCACTATCCGCTTTTCAAGTTTGGTAACAACACTATTGTTGGAGACAGCTTGGAAACTATATGGGCAGAAGGCGGTCTTTATGTTTACCCGCCCAGCGCATCGGTGATGACCGTCTCCAGTAGCTCGACTGCCGATACCAGTGCTGGGACGGGCGCAAGAACGGTGACTGTTTATGGACTGGACGCCGACTACAATGAAATTTCTGAAACTGTCACCCTGAATGGGCAGACAGCCGTAAACACCACCAAATCATACCTGCGGGTCAATCGGATGATTGTGCGATCTGCTGGTTCTGGTGGCGCTAACGCAGGCGTGATTTATACAGGAACAGGCACTGTTACCTCCGGCGTCCCAGCCAATGTTTATGCCAGCATTAACGGCGTAACCGGCTCAAATCAGAGCTTGATGGCTCTTTGGACTGTTCCTGCGGGATACACGGCGTACCTACTCCAATATGAAGTATCTAACGGCACATCATCTCAAACGCCTGCGGTCTGTAAATTAATACTTGCAATTAGGCCGTATGGCGAAGTTTTTCAGTCAAAGGATGTTAAGTCTTTAACAACAGGGATGCACGTTGAAGAAAATTTTGCATTGCCTGTAAAAATAGAAGAAAAGTCTGACATAGAGGTAAGAGCAATATCTTCCTCCGCTGCTGTTACTTTTGACATTTCTTCGGCGTTTGAGATTATTTACATTAAAAACGAGGATTGGACATAATGGCTCGTAAAAAAGAAAATCCAATACGCAAAACCACTGGTAAGGGCGGTAATTATCGCAAGACCAAATCTGGTGCAGGCATGACTAAAAAAGGTGTTGAGGCTTATAAAAAAGCAAATCCCGGCTCTAAGCTCAAAACTGCTGTAACTGGCAAGGTCAAAAAGGGCAGTAAAGATGCCAAGCGGCGTAAGTCATATTGCGCACGTTCGGCTGGACAAATGAAAAAGTTTCCAAAGGCGGCAAAAGACCCAAATAGCCGCTTGAGGCAGGCGCGTAAGCGTTGGAAGTGTTAATATGGCTATAGGCCGCTCACAGATGGCGCAGCAAGTGACCAAGCCGCCAATGAAGAGGAAGAAAAATGCCAAAGGACGCGTGTTATCGAAAGGTAAAGGCAAGGTACAAGGTTTTTCCAAGCGCATACGCAAGCGGCGCAATAGCTAAATGCCGAAAAGTAGGTGCTAAAAACTGGGGAAACAGTAAGAAAAAGCCTGTTAAAAAAGCAATGGGCGGCGCTATTATGCCGTCGAATGAATTTCGTAAGCGTCCAGTGCGTCGAATGATAAAAGGTGGTGAAGTGGTCGCAAATGGTTGCGGAAAGGTGATGTCTAGTCGCCGCAAAGTGACGAAGAAAAGCTAATGGCTGTAAGAAAGACAAAAAAGGGTGCTGCACTCAAACGCTGGTTTAAAGAAGACTGGAAAGACGTTCGTACAGGCAAAGCCTGTGGGCGTAAAAAGGGTGAAAAGCGCGGCACTCCATATTGTCGGCCTAGCAAGCGTGTAAGTTCGAAAACGCCAAAGACAGCTTCAGAGATGACATCTGCTGAAAAGAGTAGTAGAATATCTCAAAAGAAACGTCTTGGACAGCCTGCTGGCAAGCCAAAAAGGGTTAAATCCCTTAAAAGGAAGAAGAAATGACTGTATCAGGGTCTAAAGATTTTGAACTAGATGTAGCTGATTACATCGAAGAGGCTTTTGAGCGTTGCGGCTTGGAAGTTCGTACAGGTTATGATCTGAAGACTGCAAAGCGTTCTTTAAACCTTATGTTTGCTGATTGGGCTAACCGCGGCTTGAATCAGTGGACTATAGCCCAGCGCAACTTTACAGTTACAGAAAACGATGGTGATGTTGACCTTGGAACTGACGTAATCGACATATTATCCCTTGTCGTGCGTAGAGACGGTACTGATTATGCACTAGATCGCATAAGTAGGGATGAATATCTTAACATTCCCACAAAATCTACAACGGGGCGTCCCACTCAGTTTTTTGTAGATCGTCAAATAAATCCAGTCTTAAAAATGTGGCCTTTGCCTGATAATAGCACAGATGTTGTTCTTTATAACGCTCTTGTTCGCATGGATGATGCTGATAACTACGTTAATACTCTGCAATTACCCTTTAGATTTTATCCCGCGTTAGCGGCTGGATTAGCGTATTACATGAGCATTAAGCGTGCTCCTGATCGCTTGCAAATGCTTAAAGGCATTTATGAGGAAGAAATAAACCGCGCAATGGATGAAGATCGTGATCGTGCGTCTTTCCGCGTTGCCCCAGACTTGAGGAATTATCGTTATGTCTAAGTATGCCACAGGAAAGTGGGCATATGGAATATCTGACCGATCTGGCTTTCGCTATCGGCTCAGAGACATGCGTAAGGAATGGAATGGCCTTCTTGTAGGCAAGGATGAGTGGGAGGCAAAACAGCCACAACTAGAGCCTCTTCGTGCAACCCCTGATCCACAGGCGTTGCGTAATCCGCGTCCTGAGCAAAATGTTGCTCAACAAAACAACATACAATGGGGATGGAATCCTGTAGGTTTCAAGGACGATGGGGGCCTAACTCCAAATAATTTGCTTGCCACTGGGTCCGTTGGCAGCGTAACGGTGACAACATCATGAGCTTTACATACGCAGAATTGAAAACGGCTATTCAGGATTACACTGAAAACACAGAGACAACCTTTGTGAACAGTCTGGATATATTTATTAAAAACGCTGAAGAGCGCATCTTAAAAATAGCGCAACTTGAGGTTTTCCGAAAAAATCAAACAGGAAATCTTACTGCAAGCAATCAATATCTTGCTTTGCCTAGTGATTATTTAGCGCCCTACAGTCTATCTTTTACAAGCGGGAACAACAAAGAATTCGTTCTTTTTAAGGACGTAAACTTCGTTCAGTCGTTCAATCCGAACGGCGCAACGGCGGGTGCTCCGCGATATTATGCGCAGTTCGACATTGATAACTTTATATTAGGTCCGACACCCGATGCAGCATATGCTGTGGAGCTTCATTATTTCTATCGACCAGCAAGTTTGACTTCTGTAGGCGATAACAACACAACATGGTTGAGCACAAACGCGTCTGTGGCTCTTTTGTACGGCTCTCTGATTGAGGCTTATACCTTTATGAAAGGTGAGGCTGATTTAGTTCAAAACTACACTCAGAGATTTACTGAAGCCATGTCCCGCGTCAAAAACTTTGGCGAGTCTCAAGAGGTTACAGATGCTTACCGCACTGGTTTAATTTTGCGAGAAAAGACATGACGCGTAACTTAACCCGAACAAATGTTAAACTTATAAGGAGATTGTAACATGGCGTTTACAGGCAACTTCATGTGTACGAGCTTTAAGAAAGAGCTTCTTCAAGGCTTACACAACTTTTACGGAACATTCACTGATGCAACAGTGGATACATCAAATACCGATGCAACTGTTACGATGGACAGCACCGCGAATATTCGTGTTGGAATGCATATTTCTGGCACAGGAATACCTTCTGGAGCAAAGGTAGCGTCGATAACCAATGGCACCACCTTTGAAATGAGTGATGCCGCTACTGCATCAGGTACTAACATAACAGCGACTTTTTCTGGTGATGTTTATAAAATTGCTTTGTACGACAACAGCGCGTCATTTACAGCAGCGACAACTGTTTATACCAGCACCAATGAAGTAGCTAACGGAGACGGCTACACTACGGGTGGTAACACTCTTACGAATGTTACCCCAACGTCATCTAGCACAACTGCTCTTACAGATTTTGCTGATACAACGTGGTCTTCGTCTACGATTACAGCGCGTGGAGCTTTAATTTACAACTCATCTAATGGATATTGGAGCGGAAGTGCTCTTGTCTATCCAGCCGCAGTTGTACTGGACTTTGGTTCAGATAAAACATCTACCAACGGTGACTTTACCGTAGTATTCCCGACAGCAGATGCTTCTAGCGCGATTATTCGGATAGCCTAATGGCAGATGTTATTGTCCCTTTATCTGGCTGGGGCCGAGGGACATGGGGCCAGCTTGGTTGGAATGAAGGCTCCATCACAAACGCTGGTGCTACAGGTAATGTTGGCTCTGTAACGGTTGTTGCAGAAGCTAATGTTCCTGTAACGGGACTTCAAGCGACTGGATCAGTTGGTTCTGTAACGATTGTTGCAGATGCAAATGTAAATGTTACGGGTAGCGCAGCAACGGGTTCTGTTGGCTCTGTTACGGTAATTGGAACAGCCGTTGTTAATCCAACAGGCATTGCTGGAACGGGTAGCGTTGGCGCGGTTACAATAACAGCAGACTCCAATACTACTGTCTCTGGTGTGCAGGCGACTGCTTCAGTAGGTACTGTAACAGTAGAAGCAGACGCGAATGTCCCTGTTACGGGATTAGCCGCCACAGGCGCTGTTGGCGCTGTTACTGTTGAAGCGAAATCCTTTGTAAACGTCACTGGCGTTGCAGGAACTGGTCAGGTTGGTGCAGTAGAAACTAACGCAAATGCAGATGTTTCTGTTACAGGAGTTGCCGCCACAGGTGGCGTAGGTCAGGTACTTGTATGGGGGCGTATTGTTCCAAATCAAAATCCGGGGTATAATCCCATAACACCATCTTCCACCCCAGCATGGAGTGACGAAACACCGTCTCAAACTCCGGGCTGGGATGACATAGCAGCATAGGATAAAAACATGCCAAGTTCATTTACATTAAACAACGGTATCGAACTCATTGATACAGGCGAACAGTCTGGTGAATGGGGCAACACAACAAACGACAACCTTTCTTTTATTGACACGGCTTTAGACGGTCAGGTGACAATTACAGCACCCGGCGTGGGTAGTGGCGGTTCGCCCAACGATTTGCCTATTACGAATGGAACTGCTTCTAATGGTCGAAATAGGCTTGTTGAGATATATAGCGGGACTGACCTTGGTGGTACTGTTTATTATCAACTAACGCCAAGTGATGCGGAAAAAATAATCTACATTCGCAATAACCTGAACACGCGGGATTTAATTGTTTTTCAAGGGACATATAACGCCTCAAACGATTATTTGATTCCTAACGGCAAAACTGCGATTATATTCTTTAACGGAGGAGATTCTGGTGCGGTTGCTGCTAATGTTATGAGCAACGCACATTTTGATGCTTTAAATGTAGTTGGAAGTGTAACAGTCGGTGGAGGCGTGACTGTAACAGGCACTGTTGATGCGGGGACGGTTGAGTTTGACAACCTTTCTGGTACTGGAGCAGTATCTGTTACTAATATTCTCGACGAAGACGACATGTCTTCCGACAGCGCAACTGCGTTAGCGACACAGCAGTCTATTAAGAAGTACGTTGACGATAAGGCCGCGGCACAGGATACGCTTGCCGAGGTTCTTGCTAACGGCAACACGACTGATGGTACTGCTATTCAGATGACCACGGCTGATGAGCTTCAGTTTCGTGATACTGGTTTAAAGATTAGCTCCTCCGCAGACGGTCAGTTGGACATTGATTCTGACGGCACAATCGACATTAACGCTACAACTTCAATAGCCTTTGACACCGACACGCTGTACGTCGATAGCGCGAATGATCGGGTGGGGATTAATAATACAGGTTCCGCAGGATACGATTTATATGTTGGTAATGGCCTAACGGGAACAAAAGCCTTTGCTCTTAACGGTCAGGGTTCCAGTTCTTCTGTAATGAACCTTGACTTTCTTGGAGGTGGAACAGGAAACCCAACAGGGCGTATTGCGTTTTCGTCTAGTACAGAGGCTCTATCTTTTTCCACTGGTGATAATGCTTCTATTGCTACAGCCATGACCATCGACTCGTCGCAGCGGGTTTTGATTGGATTAAGTTCTTCTATCTCTGGATACTCCGTACAAACGGCTCGTGATGATGGCACTGTTGGTTTTTCCGCACTGCGCTATTCCGCTGATGCGTATGGCGCGTACATGGTTATGTCAAAAAGTCGTGACGCCACTATTGGCGGCAACACAGTTGTTCAAAGCGGTGACGCTTTAGGTTATATCAACTGGGCAGGTAATGACGGCACCGACATGAACTCTCTTGCTGCTGGTATATGGGCGGAGGTTGACGGAACTCCGGATTCTGATGACATGCCCGGACGCCTTGTGTTTAAAACAACATCGCCCGGATTATCTGGCTCAACCGAGCGTATGCGGATTGATTCTTCGGGACGAACTACATTTAGTTATGACGTTAAAATTACCGACCTTAATGGCATTGGTTTGGGTGCGGCAACCCCAGCCTCTTTTGGATCAGGTGTTCCTACTATTTCATTCCAAGGTATTGCCGATAACGGGCGAGCAGGTGCAATAAACTTCCGTGGATATGCGGAATCAGGCGATGGTCCTGTCACAAGTCAAATCTATTCAACTGATGGTGATGACGATTATGGTTTTGTTCTAAACGCCCAACAAGGTTTATTGAAGCTAAACACAGGCGGTCTAGGAAACACTGCACTTGCTATCGACCAATCGCAGCGGGTTTTGATTGGGACAAATTCAGCGTATACATCATTTTTTAATAATGACGTTACTCCGCAGTTCCAAGTTGTTGGAGGAGACAGTGGAGCAAGTTCCGTTGCGGTAGTACGCACGTCTAATAACGGCGATGGGCCTTCATATTTGTTTGGGCGAATGCGTTCAACTTCACACGGTATTGTTCAAAATGGAGACAGAATTGGGCGGCTAACATACCAAGCTGCCGATGGCGTTGTTCTACAACAATCCGCTTCTATTGATGCGTATGTAGACGGTGCTCCCGGTGTTAACGATACACCTGCTAGGATCGTGTTCTCAACAACAGCCAGTGGTACAAATACTTATACCGAGCGTATGCGGATTAATAATGCAGGAACAGTTATTATTAACCCAAATCTTACTGGCGGCTATACACCACTAATAGTTAAAGGTGAGCGTTCCTCTTCTACAACTCTGTTAAGCCTAGAGACAGACGACACAGGGCAGGACGATGACACAATCCAGCTAGACTTCAAGATGAACTCTGGCGCAGACACAACAGAGCGTGTCGCAGGTCGTATTGCTGTTCAAAACGTCACTACAGGTGCTGCTAGAGGTCGCATGATATTTAGCGTCTTGGAAGATGCTGGCAATCTTATTGAGGCCATGAGGATAGATGACGATGGAGAGGTACTTATCGGGTCTACCACTACAGGGGGTTCAATCACCCCCATGAACTTAAAGCTCACAACAGAAGGGGATTCTGGCAATAACCTTGTTATAGGCAAGCATGTCGCTGGCGCGTATGCCCCTGCAATCGCATTTGCAGCAAGTGACGGAACAGAGGCAAGCCCAACAGTGGTTGCAGAAGATGATCCTTTAGGGCAAATTAACTTCTATGGTTATGATGGCGACAGTTATGGCTTGGGCGCATACATCAGAGCCTCAGTAGACGGTACGCCATCAACCTCAACAGATATGCCTACAAGAGTATCAATTTTTACTGCTCCTGATGGCACAGAATCCCCAGTCGAGCGTATGCGGATTTCACAAGATGGTGACGTGGACATCGGTCAGACGGGTGGCGGTGTTAAACTAGCGGTTGCTGGTGCTGTTGGTACTCAAAATGGTACTGCGGCTGCGCCCACACATACGTTCTACAGCGACGCCGATACGGGGATGTATCGTGTGTCGACTGACACTTTAGCGTTCTCTACTGGCGGCTCAAGGCGTTTGAATCTAAACAGTGCTGGCGGCGTTGCGATTGGTACTGGTACAGGAAATGTAATAAACAGCGGGTTTACTGAAACCTCAAAGACATTTGCAGTAAACACCACGAACGCAAGTAGTTATACAGGCGCAAAACAGACCTTTAATGGTTTGATCACGGCGGGATTGTCTGGCGTGTGGAAAGATATAGCCAAAGTGAATGCGACAAACGCACTTAGTATTTATGTAATAGCGTTAACCAGCGATTCCCCTTCTACTGGATCGGCTGCTTTGACAGCTAATCTTGTAACGCCCTATGGGGGTGGCATCATTAGTAATAAAGCCACTAATGATAGTGGCTCCATCACCGCAATAGATGTTCAATACCTTAACAGCGCCGGAACGAGTGGACAAGTCTATGTTCTGCAAGTCAAGCTGACCTATTCGGGCGTTGCTCCCAACGTGCGTTATACTGTCGAAGGTATGTCTACTGGACAACTTTATGACCCCAACTAAGGGAATCTGAAAGTAAAGGAATAAAAAATGGCTAAAACAACAAAGTGGAAAATTATTGACTTAACTTGTTACCCACAATCGGCGGGGCAAACAGATGTGGTTTTCCAAATAAATTGGATGTGTGTTGTCAACTACACAAGCTCAGACGGAGAAGTTGGTTTTCAGCAGCAGCAAGCTGGTTCTTGTGAACTTTCGTACTCAGAAGGTGATCCTTTCACCCCATACTCTGATTTAACTGAAGATCAGGTTTGGGGGTGGGTTGATGCGCAAGTTGACCGCTCCTCTATTGAGACCGCACTAAATGCTGAAATAGACGCACAAGTCACACCTACACAGGTCAATCCACCTCTACCGTGGGCTTCATAATAACCCGTAATCAGCAAGGAGAAACAAACAATGGCTGTTACACACACATGGTCAGTAAGTGACCAACTTCAAACCAGAACACAGGATGGGCTTTCCGAAGTCGTATTCTCTGTCGTCTGGAACCTATCATCAGAAGAAACTGTAGATGGAACAATCTACAGGATTTCATCTGCAAACCAGATCAGTTTAAACACTGACAACTTGGACCCTGCGACGTTCACTGCGTTTGCTGACCTGACAGAAGATCAGGTTGTAGGCTGGGCCAAGGCAACTATTGACGCTAACGCCGCTGAAGGCGAAGGTGTTACCTGTGCGGAATGGGAAGCGGGACATGATCGCAATATTGCGAAACAAATCAACCCGCCAACAGCCGTAGAAACCGCCCCTTGGGCAACTGCAAACCCTTAATTTAGGAGATACACAAATGGCTGAGAAAAAAACAACGCCAATCGTGATCGACGATAAAGAATACACTTTTGAAGACATGACCCCTGAACAGCAGGAAATGGTAAACCACGTTGCAGACTTGGATCGCAAGTTGGCATCAGCGCGGTTTAACACAACCCAGCTAGAAGGTGGTCGTAAGTTCTTCATTGATATGCTGAAAACAGCGTTGGAAGATACACCTGAAGAAGCCCAAGAGGTAGCAGCACAATAATGGAAATGAACGCGCTCATAAACTTAGGCTTAACCACTGCAATC